CCCACTTAGCATAAGTTTCTGATTCATAAGTGCGTAATTCTTTTAATTTAGTATTTAACTGTTTATCTAAATATGTATTTGGTTGGTTCATAATACTGTAATCTTAGTTGGTTGGTGGTTGGTTGTATTAGAAATACAAACCAAACCAACCATCTTTCTATTGATTTTGCCAAAAAACCCAACCAAAAACCAACCAAAAACCGACCAAAACCCAACCATATCAAAATACCTCATTATCAAAGGATTTAGCTTGATAACCATAACCTTCTTTGTAATGCACTAATTCCATGTCTTTTAAATCAGCTAATCTTGATTTTAAGGCACTATCTGATATGTCCATCCTAGCTTTTAATATCGTAAATTTAACCCAAACACTTACTGGATCATTAGGTGCTTTTTCTTTTTGGTATTCCTCTATAGCCTTAATTGTTTCTTCTCTTGCTTTAGTAAGTCCTAGTTTCTTTGGTGATTCATCTGTTATAGCTAATACACCTGATGTAACACCCTGATAACCATATAGCGTTTGTTCTTTAAACTTAAAATAAAGATCATCTATTGGAGTGCCATCTTTAACTAAAGTTTGCTTAACAGTTACTAACATAGCCTTATCATCACTATTCTTATCTCTATCTACTCTAAATTCATAATCTAAAGCTGCTGGTAATACAGAGCTTCCCCTTGCCCTGCCATTACTACCATGTCCAGTATGATGAACTATAACTATTGTTGCGTTAAATTCTTCTTTTAGTTCATCTACCCTTTGTATAAATTTATTCATATCTTCTGTAGAGTTTTCATTTAATCCATAGTTCCTAGCTAGTGTATCTATAATAATCATACCTATATTGCCTTTATCTATTTCTATATCTCTACAAACATTTTGCAACATAGCAAATTCTTCATCATCTCCTATTCTTGATCCTCTATTTGAAACTAATAATGGTTTATCACTAATATTTATATTATAAAACTCCTCATAAGCCTTAACTCTACGACCTACTCCTATAAATCCTTCACCTGCTAAGTAAAGTACAGTAGATGGTTTTGTATTAAATCCATAAAAGTCTTTACCTGAACTAACAGCACAAGCCATAGCTATTGCTATAAATGATTTACCTGATTTAGGTGATCCAAAGATAGACATTACTGTACCTCTTTCACATATCCTATCTACCATCCAATCAGGTTCAGTTAAGTTATCCATAATATGATCTACACTTTGGAAGTATAAAGAACCTCTTGGTGGTTTAAGTTTGTTTTGTTTTATATAACTAACTAGATCATCTGATGATTTAAAGTAATTACTTTCATAAGCATCATACAGATCATCCTTTTCTTTAAAATCTTTTGGTGGATTTGTAATAGTTACCTTGCAGCCATTTTGCTTTAAATGTCTTTCTATGTCTTTTGCACACTTCTTACCAGCTTCATCATTATCAGGAAAGATATAAACCTCTCTATTATAAATCTTAGACCAATCAGCTTTATCCCAAGCATTTACTCCACCATGCCAAGTGCAACAGTCATAGTCATATATCTGCTGACATCCTTTTAGTGCCTTTTCACCCTCATTAATTATGACTGGTTTATCAAGATGTTTTTCTTCAATGTAAATAGGTAATGATCCATCAGGTCTTTTCATAGACCAAGAACCATCTGTATTTAAAGTAAATGGTGCATATTTTTGTTTTATATGATGTCCTTCAGGAAATCTTAAAACCATAAAATTATCTGCATACTTAACTTTAATTTCTGCTTGTCTATAAAGATCAATCATTTGTTCCCTAGAGAATGATCTAGCACCACTTTTGCGTGGAACTTTTGTTCCACCATTAGAGGAGTAATTATGTTGTGGTGCTAAATCATAACCATACTGTTTAAGTGTAATGGCTACATCTTTATTTAGATGTTTTATAAGATCAACAATTCCACCACCAGTATCATTTTCAAAATCATACCAAGTAGCATCTTCAAGATTTAATACTAATGAACCTTTATTACCCCATCTGTATTCTGTTGATGTTGTACTTTTAGGTTCTCCTAATAAATCTCTAGCTACTTCAGGTGCTATTCTTTGCCAATCTATATTCTGCATCAGAAAGGTATATCTTCATCTGTTAATAAATCATTATTATCATTGATCTGCTTATTAACCAAATCAGATAGACCATCATTAGGTGATTTAAAATTATCATCGCTTTCATCTTCATAATACCAACTAGGAATTACAAACTCATTTGATCTAGGTGCAAATTTAGCAAACTCAAAACTAAGCTCACTTGATTGTCCTAAACCTACTTGTAACTTTTTAGCTCCTGTAAATTTTACTACTGGTAATAAATCACCATTGTTATCTTTTTCATTCCAAAACAAACCAAGTATTTTATTAAATGCTTGTGTTTCTGCAAATGTCATATTTTGCCAAAGTAATGGTCTTGATAAACCTTGTGGTAAAACCCACGCTGAAAAAGCTCTTTTATAATCTTCTTCAGGTTTAGTTCCCATTACTCCAAACTGTTGATCCCAAACAAAGTCATAACCTGATGCTTGTTTGTAACATCCCCAACCACTTAAAAAAGTAGCTGGATCAAGTTGAAGATATTGAAACTCTATTGGTGCTTCACCATTAAAGAAACTCATATCTCCAGTTTTCCATTTTAAATAAGGTGATTCTCCACCACCACTATTCATTCCACCTAATATATCCATATATACTCTCCATTAATGTATTGTTTTATCAATACTGTTTAAAAAATCAGCTTCTAGGATAGAGTAATTTCTTTCCTTAAAACTAACATAATCTTCGTCATTTATGATTCCTAAAAAATCACAAGCAACATTTATACTTTCAAATCGTTCTCTACAATAAAGTTCAAATTCTTCTTCCAGCATAAAACTTTTAACATCCATTAGCCTTTTGTAAGATTTCATCTAAGCTCTCGCAAAGACTTGTTAATGGTAACATCATAGTTATTTTGTTTGATTGTGGCACATCTGAAACTAGCCAAGCTGGTACTATGCATTGTATTGTTTTCCTATCATATTTCCATATTAAAATAGGTATGTATTTATCACCAGCACTTTCCAATGTTTGTGTCCACCAATTATTTCTAGGCATATTACTACCTGCTTTATATCTTTTACATTCTATTGCAAAGTTATCAAAATAAATGTCTGCTTGTCCTTTTTCTTGGTATTGATCTAAATTTCTTTTAACTCTTTTATCAATACCTTTTGATTCAAAGTAATTATTAATCTTTCCAACAATATACCTTTCAAATGCAGCTCCTTTATTTCTACTATTTATTGTCATTATCTTGGTGCAAATAATCTTATTAATAATAAATAATTTTCATCAGAAACAAATCTAAGATGTGGTAGTTTCTTTATCTTTGTCATAAGAACATACTCCTAATTTAAGCAATAACTGACTTGCAGATTCAATGCTCATGTTATTCTTTGCAGCAAATACCTTGATCTCTGTATGTAGATCAGTTGGAATCCATAATGCTTTTTTGTAATTATCTTCCATATAAACTCTCCATATAAATATTAATATTAATACAACTTTATTACCATAGTTAATTAATAATTTATTGTTATTCTCCTATAATGCATTTAAGGGCATAAGATAAACTCTCCAAAACCTAAAATACTCTCATATATCTAATTGCCCTTTTTAATTGTTAATGTCTTACTTCTAATCTCATAAGCATCTTTAGCAGGTACAACTCTTTCAGGTTGAGCCTTATACTTACGCATCTTCCAGTTAATAACATATTCACCAGTTCTACCTACAGATGCGTTACCCATTTGATCCATAATATGTGCTGATAGTTTTTCTTTCATAGCACCTAAATTCTTTATCATGTCATTAGTTTGTTCTAACTGCTTAATAAATTCTAATGTATCTTCAGGTAGTATTTTAGTTTCATCTTCTGCATTTGGATATTTAATATGTGCATCAGATGTAACTTGTGGCGTGTAGTAATCTTCTTCATCTATTCTTCTATTAAAGTCCATTACCTTTTCTGCAAGTTCCTGTTCAAATGCATAGTCTTTAGGTATGACATATATTCTAAGATCAGTTGACTGGTAAAGAATTATAAGAATACCTGCATTTGCTTGTGTCGTTGACATAGCAGCTTTAAGCTGCAAAACACCTAACCAATCAGGTGGTACATCATCAGGATAAATGCTAGTGCATTTTACTTCTATAGGAACATTACCATTAAGATAAACCTCTGTAGAATCTAATGTATGTATGCCATTTTCTATGTCCTCTT